TGTTGTACCAGCCACCGAGACGACGCAGTGTCGCTGCGGTCATCGCCGCTTTGGTGCTCGCTTGCGAAACAGCCAACTACAGTCTGACGGGTCAAGCAGCAGGCTTGTTCGCGAGTCGATTGCTTGCTGCCGATCAAGCTCAATACATCCTCTCCGGCAACGCGGCCAACATTACCGCAAGCCGCCTGCTTTCAGCCGATCCTGCATCCTACACCGCGACCGGCAACGAGGCTGCGACGATCTGCGCGAGACTGCTCGACGGCGGAGCTGCGGCTTACGCTCTGACGGGCGCCGATGCTGGACTGATCGCAAATCGAAAGCTCACGGCGGAGCAAGCAATCTGTTTCCTAGCTGGAAATAATGCCGAGCTGCTTCGATCGCTCAAGCTTAATGCTGGCTCGATGGCACTGCAACTCGACAACTTTGCCGCGTCGCTGTTAGCCGATCGCAAGATCTCCGCCGACGGTGCCCAGTACATCCTAGTCGTCTCCGATGCAAATCTCACCGGCTCTGCGTCTGGAGTCGCCCCCTACTACTACCTGTTCATGATGCGAGGACCTCAGTAAATGGCCACCTTTAACAAGTTCCAATCGTTCGCCAAAAATGTCGCCGAAGGCAAGATCAACCTTGCCACAGATCAACTCGCCGTCGCACTGACCAACGTCGCTCCTGTAGCTACCAATGCGGTTTTGGCCGATCTGACTGAGATCAGTTACACCAACGCGAGCACTCGCAATCTGACGACCAGCAGCAGCACTCAGACCGGTGGAGTGTACAAGCTCACCGTGGCCGACCTGGTGATCACCGCTTCGGGCGGATCTGTCGGCCCGTTCCGTTACGTCGCTGTCTACGACGACACGCAGACCAGTCCAGCCAAGCCGCTGATCGGATGGTACGACCGGGGCGACTCAGTCACCTTGCTTGCTGGCGAAGCAATCACGCTCGACTTCGATCAAGTCAATGGACTCCTGACCCTCACCTAATTATGTATCGAAACACTGCCGGAACACTAAAAGTCTTCGCGTTCAACCGGACAACCAATGCTCCGGTGACTGGCGGTGCTGCGCAGATCACTTGCCGAGTCTCTCTCGACGGCGGTGCTCGTGCTGCGCTCGCCGATACCAATCCGACCGAGATGGAGGACGGCTACTACCTGTTCGATGTCACCGCAGGCGAAACCAACGGCATCACCGCAGACTTCTTCCCCGAGTCCGCAACATCTGGCGTCCAAGTGATCCCCGTCGAGCATTCTCGCTACCTGTCGCTTGAGAATGTGATCGCGGCCAAAACCAACACGATCCAGTCGGGCAAGGTTTCTTATGCTGGCCCAGTCACCGCCAAAGGCACCGTCGATCAGATCGTCATCGGCGATGATTACCTTGTGGCCCACGGTACCGCATTCGTCTGGACGATCTCTGCGATCCCTGGCATGTCGGTCGGTGCTGTCACGGTCCATTTCGGTGGAACCAACGGGACTCATCCATTCGCCGTCACTGGAACCGCTGCGGACATCGGATCGGGGAAATGGTCGCTCGCCTGCGAGATGCCTCGAGCGACCTCGGGCGGACTGGTCCCCGGAGAGTACCGCTACTCGGTGGCTGTCCACAATGCTGCCGGCGTCGAACTGACTCGGGTGTACTACGAGGATCCGTTCGTTGCTGTGGAGAAATTCACCCCATGAACGTGACCTTCAAAGTCCGAGAAGCTTTCTTCGATCGGCCTAAAGTGATTGCCTCGCTGAAAAAAGCGAAACGCAAAGTCTTGTCCAAGGCTGGTGCTTTCGTTCGCAAGCGAGCTCGGTCGTCGATGCGTCGCCGAAAGTCCGCTTCGGCACCTGGCTCTCCACCGTCGGCTCACTCGCCCAACACGCACTCGCTCAAGACGATCCTGTTCGCGTACCAGCCCCAAAGCGAATCGACGATCGTCGGCCCAGTGCAACTCAACCAAGTCAACTTCACGATCGAGTCGGTCACGAGCACTGTGGCTGGTCTGCATGAACGGGGCGAGACTGCGATCATTCGCGAGTACCGATACGCCTCCATTGAGGGAGAGGGCGAACCGGCCAACTGGCGACGGGTCGACGGCCGTCGAAGGTATGACGAGCGTCCTGGGTATCGATTCGAGACTCGCCGTCGCCGAGCTCGGTACCCCAAGCGTCCGTTCATGCGTCCTGCGCTCGAGGCCGAAGCCCCCAATTTCCCCGAGCTGTTCAAGAACTCGATCGCAGCGGTGAGGTAACACATGGCATCCAACATCAAGGCCGGTCAAGCTTACGTCGAGATCGCGACCAAACAGGGGTCTTTTGACAAAGGTATGGCCCAAGTCCAAGCTGCGATGGCACGTCTCAAAGGCGTCGCGACGACCATGGGCACCGGAATCGGAAAAGGATTCGCTGGTGCTCAAGGTGCCTTGGGTGGCTTTTCCAGGAGCGTACTTAGCCTCCCTGCTGCGATCGCTGGCTCGGTCGCTGTGACTGGCCTTGTCGCACTGGCAAAGAATTTCGCCGACGCTGGGTCCGCCGTCGACGACATGGCCCAGAGAACCGGCATGAGTGCTGAAGCGGTGTCCTCGCTGGGGTACGCTGCAAAGCTTTCCGGTACGGACATCGGAACACTCGAAAAAGGTGTCCGCAAAATGCAAATGGGCATCGCCGATGCAGCCGCTGGCGTGCCTGGTGCTGCCGATAAATTCGCCGCTCTTGGCCTGAGTGTCGCCGATCTGCAGAAGATGTCGCCCGACGAGCAATTCCTAGCGATCGCCGACAAGCTGTCACTGATTCAGGATCCGGCGTTGAAAAGTGCTGCGGCCATGGAGTACTTTGGCAAAGCCGGTGCGGACCTGGTCCCCATGCTTTCCGGAGGGGCCGAGGAAATTCGCAAGCTCCAACAGGATGCCCAAGATCTTGGTCAAACCATGTCCGGCGAGGATGCTGCCGCCGCCGCTAAGCTCGGCGATGTGTTCGACAGGCTGCTCGGCGTGATCGGTGGCCTACAGACCCGAATCGGTTCGGCCCTCGCGCCGCTGCTTACCGCGGTCGGCGAACAGATCATCAGTGTGGTCTCGAACGTCAGCAAGTTCATCGGCGAAAACCAAGAGCTGATCGTAACGATCGCTAAGTGGACGGCGGTCGGAGCTGGCTTGCTCGCTGGCCTTTTCGCACTCGGTGGAGCTGCGGCCGTCGCCTCGGTGGCCATGACCGGCCTAGCTGCGATCGGTGGAGCGATCGCCACAGTGTTCGGCCTGATCGTCAGTGTGATCACCGCCATCGTTTCCCCGATCGGTCTGGTGATCGTCGGAGTCACCGCCGCCACTGGAGCATTTCTCTACTTCTCGGGTGTCGGGGGTGAGATGGTCGGCTATCTGGTCGCCAAGTTCAACGAGCTTAAATCGATTGTGCTGCCGGTGTTCGATGCGATTAAGACCGCTTTGATGTCCGGCCAATGGCAAGCCGCTGGCCAAGTCGCCATGACCGGCCTGCAATTGGTCTTCCGGGTCGCGACTCGGGACCTGTACGCGGGGTGGCTTTCGATGATCACGAAGATTCAGAACGCTTGGACGGATCTGTCCGCCATGGTTTCCATTGGTGCGATTGAAATGGTCGTCGGTGTCGTGAACACCCTGGCCGGGATCCCAACCCAACTGGCCAAAGGATTCGCAACGGCAGTCACTTGGTTACAGGGTGCGTTCGACGAAACGGTCAACTTCATCGCCAAGAAGCTGCTGTACATCTATTCGCTAATCGACCGTTCGGTTGACTACGAAAAAGCAGCGATGCAGATGGACAAAGATGCTGCCAAACGAGCCGATGCGCGTCAGAAATCGCTAGACACTGCCAACCAGAAACGAGACCAGGAGCTACAGACTGGCAATACTGGCCGCTTGCAATTGGCCAATCAAATGACGCAGGGTATCACCGCCCAGGCGAATCAAACCAAGAGCGATCGCGAGGGACGCAACGCTCAATCCCTTGGTGTGTTTGACAAATCGATTTCTGATCTCCGAGCATCGTTGAAAACACAAACAGCGGAGATCGACAAAAACGCACCAGGGAAAGGATTCCTTTCCTTCCTCGGTCCTTTGGGGCAAGCCGTTGAATCCGTGGTCGACACAGCCAAGACGCTGTCCGCTCCGACAAGCCGCAAGATTCCAACCGTAGAACAGATCAAAGCGACTACTGCCACTCAAGTCGGAGGAACGTTCTCAGGCTTTGCTGCTGGCATGATGGGGGGCACTACATCGGCCCTCGATCGTATGGCGGATCAGTCAGCCAAATCGAACGACTTGCTCTCGCAGATCGCCAAGAACACCGCCCAATCATCATCGCCTACTTATGGGACCTAAATAAATCATGAGTGCATGGACGCATTTGCCGATCTTCATTGATGAAACCGCAGAGTCTCGCGAAACGGACTTCGATCTCATTGGTGGACGTAAAAGCTTCAACCGCATTGCTATCGTCACCGGATACACCCAGGCGGAGGATGCTGCACAAGCGGCCATCGACTTGCCCAGTACTCCATTCCCATTGACCATTGCGGCCAGTGGAGTACTTCCCGCGATGCAGATGGTCACTGCTAAGGCGAAGCCGCTTGCGCCAAACGCATGGGAAATTGTCTTTGGGTACGAATCTCGTGCGATCGAGCTGTTCACCTACAGTGGCACGAGCCAGGGCAAGAGCCAGACAATCACCCAGTCGTATGGGACAACGATCTACGGTTCGGGCGCTGCGAATTATGGATCGGCGATCAACGTCGATCAGAACGGAGTCAAGGGCGTCGAGATCGGGATTCCTGGCCTAGAATTTTCGATCGAAAAGACGATGGCAAAGGGCGTACTAAGTTTTGCGTATGTGTTGACCCTTGTGAATTTGACGTACAAAACCAACAACGCAGCTTTTCGAGATTTCGCCCAGGGTGAACTGCTTTTTACCGGCGCGGAGTTCCGTCAATCTAGCAACGGCGAAACGACAGTTGTTTTCAAATTTTCCGCTTCGCCAAATCGAACTGGGCTGTCGTTTGGTACAATTACCGGCGTTGCCAAGAAGGGGCACGAGTACCTATGGATCGACTATGAAGCTTGGGAGTCTGGTGGCTTTGTCATCAGGCGTCCTCGCGGAGTGTACGTCGAGCGAGTGTACGAAGAGGGCAATTTTGCCTTGCTAGGAATCTAACCCCTTAATCATGACATTTCCAGGCGACAAATTCCGACCATCGGCAAGCCGTGAAAGAGAGATCACGAAGCTCATCGAAGCTGCGCGTGGCAATGCTGCGTCGTTCGGGGTGCCTGGCCTCGATGGCCTCGGGCCTGGACATGTCATCGCCAAGAATGAAACCGGTGCGAATCTGGCAATCGGCAAGGCTGCTTTGATCCCCCAGGCTGGAAACCCTCCTGGAGTATCGAGCCAGGAGGCCAGCCCCCGCAAAGATCCGAGTTACCAAAAGGGGTACTACACCCTCAAGGCCTTGACGCCTCTGATCAGTGGGGCCACTCCTCATTTTGAATCAATGGCTGTGACGATCGAGCCAATACCAGAAGGCAAATTCGGTCGGGTTGCGATCGCTGGACTGGCGGTGGCGGACTACTCGATCGCGAGCGGATTCGTGATGCCGATCGCCGGATCGGTAGTCGGTAGTGCATTCGGCTTGGCAAAGATCGTCGCCAACACTTCTGGACTCTCCGGGGGTGCTGGCTTTGGAATTTGGGATCTGTCTTGCCGAGCCATGCAAGCCAGTTACACACTCACGACCAATTGGGCTGCTGGCTCCGCCACAGCGACAATCGCAGGCTACTCGACGCAGATCCTGGATTCGTTCAACATTGCCACCTGGCAGGTCAACGGGGACAAAGGCTGGGCGATTTACGACACTGGATTTTGGCGAGTAATCAATCCTTGGTGTGTGGGGAGCTAAGCCATGACATCGACGATCATCGAGGGACTGACCTGTGCTTGGTGCGATGCCAACGGATCGCAAAAGAAGTGCTACCGCTGCCGAGACGCATGCAGGCAACCACGGCTCAACGACCGTCTCTACAGCATGCAGGTGACTGGGAACAATGGACTGCTTCCCTTTGCCGTGGTGTACGATGCCAGCTTTGCGACCGTCAACGGATGCTGCTCGAGTATCACCGCTTTCCCGAGAGCTGCTCCGAACGATCTGAGTGACATCAACGGTCTGTACCGATGGCGACGCTATCAGCGGAATTTTACATCTGTCCAGAAACACTGGGCGATTTGCACCAATCCCAGCCTCCCTGGGACTTGCAAGATTATCGGTCCAACCGAGACATGCCGAACCAACAATCAAGAGGCTTTCGGATGCGCACAGGGTTGGCGTCTCCGCGCGGGGATCACGACAGCACGACTGTACGTCAGCCGCACTCAGCCTGGCTATGGATGCGACGAACCGGACGAGTGTCGCTATCGCTTGGCACTGGTGATCGATGGACAAATCGGTGTGACCTGGGGGACGCAATACACCCAAGGATCACAAACCACGGTTGTATCGTCCTCGCCTTTTTGCGACTTCCCGCTGAGTACCACTTGCGAATCCGGGAGTAGCGAATTCTGGCCTGTTGGATCACCGCCGCCGTTCAACCCATCCCTGTTGTCCGTCACGCTGCACCCGTTTCGTCTCGTGTTGCGTCGCTCGGCCGCCACTCTCGAGTTCCCGATGGTCTTCAACACAGCCAACGCTGTGGGCCTGAGCTGCGGCCCGCAGTGTGCAGCCAGCATCTCGGCGATCACTCCTACCTTTGCCGATCCTCCTGCGTTTGTTTGCAATGCCTTCGATGAATTGCCGACTGACACTGGAGGTCTTGAAGATGCAGAAAACAGTATTTGCACTCCGACCGACTGCGACGATCCGTTTTGCGATCCTCCGAATTTCGTCAATGTCTCAAGTGGTTTTGAACAAACACTGACCGGATCAACAGACTCAGGAGTCGTCACGCCTGGCTCTCTGCCCCCGACTGCATTCCCGACCGAATGGACTGTGGAGCTTTCCTGATGCAAGACATGTTCGGTCATCCAATCCGAGAAGGTTCATTCATCGCACAGACCGTCGATGGCATCAGTGGTGTCACGCACGAGTTTGGCGAAGATCTGTACCTCGAGCCGGAGCAACGGGACATCGGTTGGCCAGCACTCCACCTGTACTCGTTTCGGCATGCCAACGACTGGGACCCGGCCAAGGCCAAATCCTGGTTTGCCGAGTGGCTGCACTGGAGTCTTCCTCCGGGGTGCTCTTGTGCTGTCCACATCCAGGCAACCTTGGAAGCCGTTCCACTGTTCGACGAAATGCTCACGGATCCCGATTCATTTTTCTATTGGGGGGTCGAACTGCACAACGCTATCAACGAGAGGATCGATGTCGATCACTCGCACCCCCAAGTGCCACTTGCCCGCGCTCGCGAGATCTGGTCGAGGATTGCTGCGGCCGGGCAAGTGGCTTGGTTTCGCCCTGTGAATGATACCATCAAGGGCGGTCGGCGTCTTGTGATCACCGTCGCAACCGGCAAAGCTCGTGAGTGGCTGCGGTTCACCGAGGGACCGATGCGAGCCTACGCCGAGGCCTGCGGTGCGGATTTTGTCGCCTTGAAGAATACCACCCAGGGCTGGTGGGGCCTCGAGAAGTTCCGGGTCCATGCATTCGCGAAACAGTACGAGGAAACGCTTTACCTAGACGCTGATGTGCTAGTCACCGAATCGGCCGACGAATCGATTTTCCATACACAAGCGAGCGTTTCGATTCACGACGAGTTTAATTACCTGCCTGCGACATCTTGGGTCGAGGCGTCGGTCAAGTCGGTTTCGAGCTGCATCGACTACCGGCCAGTCTCTAGGCTTTTCATTCAATCCCTGAATTCGGGAGTCGTTCATTGCAAGCAGCACGGTGCGGATGTGTGGAAGCCTCCGACGCTGCCGATCCCCACTGGCCATGTCTCCGAGCAAACCTTGGTCGGGATCAACTTTCATCGAATGCAAGTCGCGAAGCGAATGCTGTCGCCTCAAAAGAACTGTCAGGTCTGGAACCAAGAATTCAACCGGATTTTGCCCGACGCCCATTTCGTCCATGCTTCCGGCGAGCCAAAGAAAACCGAATTGCTCCGATCGCTCGTCGAGCAGCTCCGCTTGGTAGGAAACCCTGCGCTCACACTCACCCCAAAGGATTGACGCCCATGCGTTGCCCACGATTGCTAGGCCTGATGACTCGCGCGAAGATCATGTTCGCATTGTCCCCCAACGTGATCCGCATCATGCTCCCTGACGACAGCGAGATCGAACTGGTGCTGATCGACTGCTTCACGCCGCCCATGTCGCGAAAGATCGAGCATAAACGCATGGGCACTGACGAGAAGCACGACAAGGAGGAACCAAATCCTGCCGGAGTCGCGGCCTACCGTGCAACGGTCGGAATCCTCGAGAAGTGCCCCTTGTGGACTCGAGTGCTCATCCCCACCCCGCAGCATGACCGGGAATGGTTTCGCAACCTCCGGCCCAAATCCAAGCAACCAGGCCACCTGTGGATCAGCGAGCACCAGACCCTCTCTGAGAGGCTTG